GTAAGTTCCGTCTTTACATAGGCAAGCACGATTGCCACCAAGTACACCTGTTTTACTTGTTTTCAATTATTCGTGTTTTTATAGTTTTTCCAAAATAGTTTTTGAGTCTTTGTAAAACGTATCTATTTCTTTTATAAGATTTTCTGATTCTTTATATTTTTTATATACAGGCAATTTATTTACAGATATTCCTAAATCAGTTGCGCTTTTTGAAAGTTCATTAAATTTTGCTTGTATATTTTGTTCTGCTTTTTTTACAAAAGACAAACTACCTTTAAGGCCTGCTATATGTTCTTCTTTTTCTTTTAATAACGGCTTTAATTTTTGTTGTAAAACTAAAACATCTTTATTTAGACCATAAGCGCCGTCTCTTAAATTACTCAATTTTGTTATTTCTTTTTCTAAATCGTCTACTAAACCAAGTTCTACTTTTTCACTTGCAAGTTTAGTCATTACTTTGTCAGTAATTTCTTTTTCGATTTGTTCTCTTAAATTCATTTTTTTTCTATTTGTTTTAATTTTGATTCTGCCCAAGTTTTAGCACTTTTACCGCCCCACAATAAGTAACTAATATAACCACAAGATTCTTTGTCACCTTGTTCATAGTATACTTCTGCACGGCTTAAATAAGAGTACATTCTTTTTATTGTCTTTTCACTTACAGGTTCACCGTTAGCTAATTGTTGCGCACGTACCTTACCTACTTGTGTTGCGCATTTGTTGCCTACGGCTTCGTTAAGTTCAATACCACGTTTTGCATTGTTTCTTACGGCTTCTGGATAGTCACTATAAGATTCAAGTTTTTCTTCACTTATGATTTCTTTTAGTTCTTCAATAGTAAGTTGTCTTTCGTATTCTTCTATTGATTGGCTACTCATATCAAGTTTGTCGGCAAAATAGCCTTCAATACTAAATCCTTTTACTTCGCCATTTTTCGCCTTTTCGTAGATTTCGTCATTGTCTACTTTCATACTTACTGCCCAAGTGCCTACAGGTAAATTTAAACCATATAGTGCAGACTTGTCTTGTTTCGTGTTTTCGACGATCCACGATTCAACTATAGTCATACCTTCGATTGGTTGTTTATGTTCGTAGGTTGCGTTTTTGTGGTTAGATCGTTTAAAGAAAAGTTCTGAAGCTTTACGTACCGTTTCTTTTGAAAAGTAAATGTAGTATTCGTCGCCTTTGTCGTTTCGCCTATAAATACTTTTGTCTGGTATTAAGGCAGCACCCATAAGAATACGTTTTTCTTTGTTTACTTCTTTAAGTTGTAGTTCGTGTTTATTTAGTGCAACGAAGTTTTCTTCTATTGCTGGTGTTTCAACTACACTTATGGCTTCTATGCCACTTGTTTCGTCATTTTCGTCTATGACAAGTTCTACAATTCTCATATATATATAACTTAAGTTTATTTATAGTGTTGCATTTGTTACACGGTTTCTGTCAAGTGCTTGTGCAGAAGTTACTTCGCCACTTACTACAAAAGCTTGAGTAGGCTGTTGTTGAAGTTGTGCAAGTTGGTTTATACCAGCGTCACCTACTACATTAAATTCTGGTGTAATTACTTCACCAGCACCACCACCTGTATCAGCACTAAAGTCACCACTACCACCTTCGCCTTCAAATTGTTGTCTTGCTATGTTTGCTATTTGTAAAGCTGCAAAGCCACCAGCAACACCAGCTGCAATACCTTTAAGAACAGGACCGCCTGGTGTTTGTGCATAAGTGCTTAATACTGCTCTATAACCGTCTACAGTAGCCGCTGCAATATCTGCTGCCTTCTTAATTTGAAAAGCCTTTTTTTGTCGCTTAACGTCATCACCAGCAAAAGATTCTGCAAAGTCTGCTATAAGTTGAAAACCTTGAATAGCCGTATTTACCGTAGCCATTCTTATTTCTTGTTCGCGTTCTTGATGCGCTTTTATGTCCTCTAATTGTTTGTCGCGTCTTTCTTTTTCTTCTGCCGCTGCTTTGTCATCTAAAGCTTTTTTATTCTCATAAGCTTCATTATCATATTTTAATAATATTTCATTTCTCGCGTTAAGTCTGGCGGTTTCTATTTCTTCTAATGCTTCTGCATTACCATAAGCCATAGCTTCTAACTTGTCATACTTTTCTTCATTTCTTAAAAGTTCGTTTTCTTCTTCTGTTCTTAAGGCATCTTCATTTGCTCTTTTAATTTCTGCAAATGTTTTTGCTAATTCTATTTCTGCGTCTATTTCTTCGTCAAGTGCTTCTTGGTCTGCCTTCTTTTTATCTTCAACATATTGCCTGTAACTGTCTGCCTTTTCTTTGTTGGCATTTATTACATTTATTTTAAGTTGGTTGTTAGAATCTAATATTTGTTGGTTACTATCTTTAATTGCTTGATTAAACGCATCGATTTGTTGTTCAAATTGTTTTGCTCGTTCACTTTGTCCGTCAAGACGTCTTTTTAAAAGTCTTATTCTTTGTATTTGACCTTTTGCATATTCAATATCACGTTTGGCTTGTTTTATTGCATTAAGTTCTTTTAGTTGCTCTAAAACACCAGTTTCTTTACCTTCTGCTTGTAACAAAGCTCTTCGTCTATCAAAGGCTCTTTGCTCATCTGCAAAGTTTCGTTTTCTTAAATCAAATAATTTTGTTTCACGTTCTATTTCGGCTTCTATTCTTTTACGTTGTGCTTCTGCGCGTGCCTTACGTGCTTCTTCTTCGTCACTTTCTAAAACACCTAATGCTTGTAATGCGTCTTTTACTAAACCAGCACCTTCTACTATTGCAGTAATAGGTAACAATAAAGCCTTCATTACTGGACCAAGATTTTTGAATCTATCTATTGCACCACTTACCGCTTCTTTTACTTTGTCAAAGTTTGCAATTAACAAACCTAAACCTACTACTATAGCACCAATACCTGTACTAAGCAAAGCTATTCTAAATAGCTTTAACGCACCTGAAGTAGTACCTACAACCGTTGAGAATATAGCCTGTGCTGCGCCAGCTAATTTAGTGCCTATAGAAAGTTCTTTATAGGCTTCTGTTAAACCTTGAACACCTTGTTGAATAGCTAAAGCACTTTGAACTTTTAGTAGTGATTCGTTTAAGGCTTCGTTTTCTTCACCAAATAAAGCTATTGCGCCTTGTGTTGCTGCAAAACCACTTGTAGCCGCATTTAACGCACTACCAAGTTTCTGTGTCATTGTAGTAGCTGCACCGTCTACTGCTAAATCGGTTTGTATTTGTACCTTTCTATATTCGCCAACTTTTGTTAAAAGTTCTTGGTATTCTTTAGAAGTAGTGTCGCCTGCGAGAGCTAACTCGTAAAGACGGTCTTCAGCTTCACCTAATCTTGTAGTAAGTGGTTGTAAGTCACCATATACTTCTTCAAATGTGCTATTGACATTCTTTGCACTTCTTGCAGTTTCGTCTAACGCATCATTAAACGTATTGAAGTCTTTTGTTGCTTCGTCTGCATTGTTCTTTATGTTTATGTCTATAGTTCTTTTTTCAGCCATTGTAGTTGTTCTTTATTTCGTGTTTTCAACAGGTTCATTCTTTTCTTTTGCTTATATATTTCTTTTATTCCTGTTTCATAACTATAAAGACCTTTAGCTATATGTACATTGTAGCTACCTTCGTAGAATTCGTCTATTTGTAGTAAGTCTATTATGTGCTTTATCATTATGGTTGTTGTTGTATGTATATTTGGTTAGTGGCTTGTGTGCCATTAGTAAACGTATAAGTAACCGTTAAAGTAATTAGTTCAACGTCACCGCCTTCTGTTCTTATTCTGTCCGTGTTTTCGGTGTTTATGTAGTCTACATCGTCTTCGGTTTTTAATACCGTTGTCGCGTTAGGATTGTCTGGTATACACACCTCTACCGTGCCTTCACTTGTCAACGTACTTGGTGTTATTGTTACACCACTTGTTGTAGTTGTTATGGTTGCACTTTCTACGCCATTGGGAAACAAAATTCTAACGTCTAAACATTGTGCGTTTTCGTCTGGTAAAATTACTTCTGGTTGGTCTGTGCCACTATCTGAAAGAACGGCTCTAAAGTCATTTATCAATACAAAGTCAACATCACCATTATTAAGGTTAGACTTCATTGATTCGATAATATAACGCTTGTCGCGAATTATTACACGATCATTTAACCTTAAGTTAGTAAGTAGGCTTACAGGTAAATTCGTCTTTACGGTGTAACGTCTATTTTTAAGTTTGAATAAATTACTTAAATAACCAAAGTAATAAGTTGCAAATAAAGTGTTTTGTTCTACTTGTCCTGTAAGTGTACTTATTTCTGCGTTAAAGTTTAGTGAATAGTTTTCCGTGTTTACCTTGACATCTTGACCGAAAGGCATATACTCCGTTAAAGTAGAATAAGACGAACCGTTGTAAAACTTAAAGCTTACGTTTGTTTCATCATACATATACAATAACATAGGTTTAGGTGTGTAGGTGTTTAGGTCTTTGTCTACCGTAAAACCTACTTGTAAGTCAGTACCTGTAAACCTATTCATTTGCATATTTTCGAAAGGTTGTTCTATTTTGTACTCGCCACCGTCATAGTCAAAAGCTATTTGTGCATCGCCATATTCACGACCAAATAATTCTCTAAATTGGTTGTTTAGTATGTTTTCACTTTGTTCGTATTTTAGAACAATGTTATTAAATAGCTTTAGTCTTTCTACATTGATACTTTTTATGTCCGTGTATTTGGTGATGTCTAGAATAGCACCTTTTTGATACCAATCGTCTAACGGCTCAACTTGAAAAACGTCTTGTTCTAACGGATAGCACGTTAAATTAAATTCTTTTAGAATTGCCGTAAAGAAGTCGCTTACTTTCATATCTGGCAAGTATGCAATAGGATCAATATTACCAGTTAACGTATTACTTGCGTCTGCAAAAAAAGTATTAGGCACTGTAAAACCACCACCACCAAGCGGAAAGCTTCCTTGTTGAACATATTGTGCGGTTATTGTTACAGTAGTGCTTTCTGTTGCACGTACTCTAAAACTTAAAACGTCTTGTGTATTTATTTGAGAATTAGTCCTTAAATACACATTTTGATAAATACCAAAGGTGCCGTTTATTGTAGTAGTAAGAACATCGTTTATAAATACATCTACATAATATTCTGCCGTTGTACTTGCACAAAAAGCGATAATTGCAACTTTGTGTTTTATTTGGTCTTGCCAAAATTGATTACTTGGTGGCACACCAAAGGCATCATTATAGTCTATAGGCACTATTGCTAGAGTGTTTGCAGTTAAATCAAAATAGTCCGTGTATACGTCACTACTTGGATTGCTTGCATCTTCACCACCTGTCGTAAAGTCTACGTCTTGTGTAGTTGTAAAGAATTGAAAGTCGTCTTTATTTTGGCAAAACAAGAAACAATTTTGAAAACGTTTGTCACTTAAAAAAGTACCTTGAAAGTCTACACCATATTCAATTTCTATAGCTGCTAATACACCACTAACTTTAACTGCTGGGAATAGTTCACTATATTGAATTGCACCTGTATTCGTGTTTATGTCGTTTGTGCCACCGTCATCATAAGTTAAGTAACGTCTTGTGATTAACGGATAACGTAACGTGTAATTTGTAGAACCGTCAGTTATTCGGTTTTCTATTTCTGTAGCCGTATATGCGTGACCGTATGAACGCAAGTAAGTTAAGTTGGTAAGCTTGTCGTCATTAAACTTGTCTTTAAGGCTTGTTATATCGCCATAAAAAGTAACTTGATAACTATAAGCTTGATTGTCTTTTATTTCGGCTTTTTCAAGTTGTATCTTGCCACGTCTAAAAGTTGTTAGGTCTATTTCTATAAACGCATCACGTCTTTGGTTTGCATCAAATATAGTGCTTACATTTTGTAGATCGCCAACGTCTGAATTATAGAAGTGTGAAAATATTGCGTCATTATTCGGTGTACTCGGTACACTAAAAGATTGGCTAAAGTCGGTAAATACTTTGCTTATGTCTTGAACGTCTTGTTGTTTACTTGTGACGCTTATTGTTTCGTCACTAAACAAATCAAGTCTTTGACCTTCTATATATACTTGTACTGTACGCATTAAATTACCGTGTTAATCATATCGTAAGCAAATTCAAATTCAAGTGTGTAGTTCATCATTCCGTCATTTAGACCTACTTGTTTTTTTAGTGAACTTGGTTTAACTTTTACTGACGCATAGTCTTCGTTATTCTCAAAGTCGCATATAGAAACATATTCACTTAAAAACATTTGTTGTAAATATTCACCATAGCCGTCATTTACCCAACCTGTATTCAGTTTAATTGTTTCTGTGCCATTAATATTAAATTGTGCTTTTTGTCTTGTGTCTTGTGGTGTAAAAGGTAAGCTATCTGGATTCAACTTGTATTCGTTTTTCTTTACTTCAATGGTTCGTGTTTTTGCCTTCTGAAAAAAGATTCTTGACCAACTACCATAACGATTTACAAAGTCTACTGTGACAGGTTGGTATTTAGGTTCGCATTGTGGTTTAAAGTATCCTGTCCACCTTACTACACTACCACCAGGCAACCATTCTACTTTGTTGCCATTAGCGACATATGTCAAATAAATTCGTGAAAAGCTTTTTGTTCCAGCCGTTGTTGCAGTAAAGTCAAAACTACTACCCGTGACTAAATCGGTGTACCTTACAACGTCACCTACGTTTATTTGAATATCTATAGAACCCCACGTACCATTGTTTTGTGAAGTAGGTATTGTAGAATCGTAGTTATAGTAGTAAGTGCCTTCGTCTAATAATACAGAAGGTGTAGAAGGATTGTAACCGTCTTCGTAATATCCGTACCCGTCAGAGAATGTGCCTGTAATTGTATCAATTAAAGTATATGTTCCGCCTACTAATTTGTATCTTTTAACTGCATACTGAACAATAAAATTCACGCTTATATCTATGTCATAAGTCAAACCTGTTGCGTTCTGCCAATGTGTAAACGTAAAATACTCACGAACATAAGGCGATATGTTGTAATAGGTTTCTATTTTGTTAGAAGCTGGTATTAATTTAGATAGTGTGTATTGTGGATTTGTAGGTTGGCTTCCTGAATTCCATAAAAACAATTCTACTTTTGAACCTTCTTGACCCGTTTCGGCTATTTCAATAATATGTGGTGATCGTGCTAAATTCATTTGGCTAATCGTTTAAAGTTTTCGTCTGTTATTGTGTTAAATAGGTTTACCATATCAAGCGCATACTTTTCAGTAAGTTCTTTAGGCAACCTTTTATAGTATTTTTCAAATGGCTTGGTAAAAAATAGTGTAGGCTTGATGCCTTTGTTAAATATACTTCGTGCAATTAAAAAGTTTAATGATTTACGTTTAATAAACCTACCTTCTTTGTCACGTGGTGCAATACCTTTTCTTACTGTCCATTTATCGAAGGCTTTAGGTGGCGGCATTTTATTCGTGTATTTGTAGCCGTCTAAACTCTTGCCACCTTTTTTACCTTTAACACCACGGTCTTGATAAAAGCCGTAGTCTTCCATTTCGAAGCTTACTTGTATACTATTTTTAGATTCTTTAACATATCCTTTCAAACTATCTTTTAACTTGCCTGAAGTGTTTTGTGCAGATAAGTTTCTTTTAGCTTCACTTATTACGTTAGCTTTAAATTCGTCTAATATGGCTTGTACGTTTTCTAACATATAGTCATATCGTTTGGTATAAGTATGTCAGTTGTCATAGTAAAACCAGCTAACTTGTTTTCGAATCGTTCAGTAAAAGGTTCACAACTTGGTGTGCCGTCTACTTGAAATTTATCGGTGTATAAAGTACCACGTCTTAACAATTCATAGCACCTGTTAAGAACGGCTAACATAGTGTTGAGTACATACAATTCGTTATCGTTGCCGTCAAAATTATTCGTGTTTTCGTCCTTGCTTATATCGGTTATGTCCATAGCTAAAATACTAATGTTGTACCTTATGACGTTTTCTTCAAAAGTTGCCGTGTTTACGATCAAATGAACTAACGGAAATATTGTTTGCTTGTTTAAGTCTACTTCGAATATGTCACCTTGTGTAACGGTGTTTATGATTGCATCACTTTCGAAGTGTTGTTTAAGTTTGTCTATAATATCAAAATAATTCATAGTTATCGTTTCATTTGTCTTTTAATTTCGCGGCTTTCGATTTCGCTTTTTTGTTTTTCGAAGGTAAGATAGGTAAGACATTGAGTAAGTCTTGTTCTGGTGACCTCATCAAACTTGGTGATATCTCCTGAAGCGCATTTATAGATGCTTGAATACCAGCCCCAACGTTTTCCGAATTGGCTTCTTTCGGAGTATTCACTGAACGCGTCATCTTCGTCACTTCGTTCTGTAAATAGTTCATTGTAAGATTCAATAATTCGCTTCCTAAACTCCAAAAAAAAACCGATGCACTTATTGCTACGTCTAAAGGTGCAAACTTCATAAGTTCTTGCATATCTTCATTAGGTTCGTAGTCTACTATTGTGTACTTGTCTCCGTGTTTTTCTTTGATCGGTCTAAACATTACCGCCATAGCCTTGTGATATGTAGACCAGTTTTGAAAGTGGCTTTCTAAATCTACATATTCACCGAAGCTTATGTCGTCTATTTTAGGTATGAAACCAAATTCAATATCTTTAATTTTGAACTGTCTTACAAGTTGTGGCTTTTCACTAAATACGTCTGTAAAGTGTTTAATTAAACCGTTTAGTTCTTTTACCTTAATTTGCATTACTTCTTTTAGTTCAATACCGCAGAATATTTGAATCATTTTATTTGCTATGAGTTCTTCGTCATTGCTTTGTTCTTTCATTTCTATGAACTTTTGATACCTACATAAAGGTATTTCTGAAAGTGAAGTAGGAAGTAATATGTCAAGCTTCATAATTATATAACTTATTTTTCGTGTTTTTGTAGTTTAGAGAATAGAATACGAACCATAATTTTTGTTCATACCTAACGTTTCCATTTCGTGATACCTAACCGCATCTATTGCGTGGTTAAAGTTGTCTATAGGTTTGTTTAGTCGTTTACCTGTTTTGTCGGTGTCCCAACAATAAGACCTTAATTCTTTTATTAGGTTTGTACTTTGTGAAGTCACTAAATAGTTTTCACGTTGCATAACGTCAATACCATAGTTGATAGAGTCACGACCTTTTGTAACACCTTTAATTGTTATGCCATACCTTTGAATGTCGGCAATACTTTTAGGTTCGGCACTATCGGCATATACAGGTACGTCACGTGGTAGTATCTTTGCTATGTCACTATTTAATAAACCTGTTTGGTAGGTTACTTCGTTTAGTATTCGTGTTTCGTTCATTTTGTAGACTTCGATAATTGCCGTTTCATCATTCGTGTAGCCAAAGTCAACACCTATGCCTATAAGTCTTGCTTCATTTGGTATTGTGTCTATTTGTTTCCAGTTGCTGAACACTACACCTTCAAGTTGTCCCATTTCACCGTCTACATAAACACGAACCCAATTCTTCCAATAGTTAGAAGTAGAAGCTTTCTTTATGTTCTTTTCGATTTGGTCTATTATACCTTTGTCAAGTGCTTCGTTGTCTTTGTAGGTTAGGATAATTTTTTCTGCGTCTTCTTGACCTTCAAGCTCTGTTTGTACCCAAAATTCAGCGGTTGGATTGTAGTCTAAAAATACTTCGTTTTTTGTTCTTATAGATAGTTCGTTAAAACTTTCAAAGCTTACACTATTACATTCGTTAATATATAAAATTGAACGTCTACCACCACGAAGTTTACTTGAATCGTCTGCACTAAAGAATTCTATGAAGCTGCCGTTTGCAAATTCGTATTTTAGTAGTGACTTGTTGTAACGTTCGTCAACGAATCGTTGTGTAGATTTCATAATCTTTAAGAAGTCACGTAAAGCACCACGTCTTAAATGTGGTATTGATTCGCTTACCACACTTATTTCTGTGTTTGGTTGTTTACAGGCTTTGTCTATTAGTATTGGTAGTATGCCATAAGTCTTACCAGCTGAAGTGCCACCTTGAACTATCTTGATTCGTTTTTTTAACGCAAGTATTTTATTTATTGCCGTTGTCCTTTGAAACATCTGGAAATAATGGTTGCTCTATATTCGTTTGTTCTATTTGTTCTTTTAACGCGTTTAGACGTGCCGTAATACTTGGATTATACTGACCTACCATACCACCTTTTATTTGATCGTCACGTATTTCTTTGCGTATGCGTGTAGAGATAGTACAGAAATCTTCGTATCGTTTGTCTGTATTCTCTAAATAGTGTTTAAC